AAAGGGTGAATAGGGTACTAAAGCCGAAGCTCTTTCCCCTAGTAGTCTATTTAGACTGTACCGAACAACTTAACGCCAGCTTCAGGACGATAAGTCTCAGTGCCGTACAGAGTGTCAGCAGTCATCAAGTCAGCAAGGAACTCTTGCTTGTATTGAGTCTGGACACGAACACCCAACTGCTCAGCGAAGACGATAGCGTCTTTGTGCATAAGGAGTGAACCTTTCTCGTCAGTGTTCTCAGTAGGCAGGTTAGTTGAAACGTAGATGTCAACACCGTAGAGGCTGCCAATAACACCAGACTCAACAGGCTTACCAGTTACGAAGTCAGTAGAGATGTAGTTAGAAACGCCTAACAACTCTTTCTTCATCGCAGGTGAGATAACCCATACACGGTTGTCCATAGGTACGCCGTTGTCGTCCAGTACCTGAAGAGCAGCACGGAAGCCAGCATCATTAAACGCAGAAGCAGCTGTACCAGCAGCAGTCTGTACGCCTGTAGAAGTGAACTCCAACTGTGAAGTGAAGTTAGCAGCTTCAGCAATGATAGCAGTGTCTACGCGAGTAGCCAAAGCGTAACCAGCGTCTTGAGTGTAGAACTGACGAAGGCTAGCAAGAGCTTGTACGTCTGTGATATCTTCGATCAGACGGCTGTACTCGTAGTGCTGATCAATAGAGATAACCAACTCGCCAGTAGTGCCAGCGATTAGGTTAACCTGAGTCTCAGCAGCCTTAACAGACGCGTTGCCACGGTCGGGCTTAGGGATACGGATAGTATCACCTTTCTTGCCAGTCATAGACATAGCGCGTACAAGAGGCTTAACTACAAGCGACTTCTCATAAGATGCAATAATTTCATCACTCCAGATTTCTGGGATGAAAGTAGCTGCGGTTGTGTTAGTTACGTGGTTAGTTCCAAGTGCCATTGTGTTAATTCCTTAGTGGTTATTTAACCCGGCCTTCAGCGTATGCTTTCATAATCTCCGGTTGGAGAGCCTCATACCGCTTAGGGTCGCGGTTCATTAGTTCAATAATGTCTCGACGACGATAGGTCTTTCGGGCTTTAGTGCCTTCTGGATTAGATCGTGCCGAACCAGTTGAAGCCTTCTTTACTTCGTTCTTTTGTGCCGCCTTTTCTATAACAGCCGTTTGCTTAACTATTCCTTGACGCTCTTTGTAAAGCGTAATGAGTTCGTTAGCTGAATCAAAGTCATAACCTTGATCTGCCTTGGCGTATAGCTCTTGACGAATCTTAGACTTAGCAACCCAGTCCTTGAAGCCTTGGTCTGTTACAACCTCCTTCATATCAGGGTGTGCCGCTTGCAATGCTGCTAATGATTGAGACTTAGCCATCTCTGCTGCTACAGCCTGAGCCTGCCGCAAAGCGGGGTGGTTATCAATCTGTCGTTGCATTGCTGCCTTGGGATTGGCAAAGAAGTCAGTATCGTCCTCTTCAGGTTCCGGTGCAGATGGTTGCTGCTGTGCCGCTATGGATGTCTTTACCATATCGTCGAAGGCTTTCCGTAGCTCTCCAACTTCTTGGCTCTGCTGTCCTAAGCGAGACTCTAGCTCCCTGTGCATCTGAGCAATCTCAGTTGCGCTCTTACCTCGGTACTTTTCCGGGAGGTCGTTATCTTCACTAGGCTCTTCCGTCTCACGCGACTCTGCTGCTTGTATATCTACAGCTTCCTCGTTATCGTTATTGACTTCCTCTACTGAATTGATATCGGTTATCTCTTCGTCAGTATCATTAGGTAAATCTACAAGTCTTGCCATTATATAAACTCCGGCCCACTAAGGGTTATCAGATTAAATTAAAGCAGATCCACTGGCATAGCGGGTTGCCTACTTTCGTCCAGCCGCTTCGTGTTCGCGCTTCCACTTAAAAGATGCGCCGGGGAAATCCCCAGACACACCCTCAAGCTGACACTTCACTGGGCTGATGATGCGCTTGGACTCAGAAGAACATACCGTGCACCGGAATGCGGACTCCCTTCGTCCAAACACTTCGTCTATGTGACCGCAAGAGCCGCAGCGTACATCAAGAATCTGACGCATCATACTGCTCCTCTGCCGCCTTTACAAATGCTTCCCACCCATGTATTTGAGCGAGCGCCTCAAGCCGTCCTTTGGCTCTCCAAAACTCTTCGCTAGAGTTAATACCATCCACCTTAATGGCTTCGATACCTAGCTTAATCTCTTCTTGAAATAGATCCCATCCTTTCGTCATGAACAAAGTACGGCAGTGCTCGAAGTATTCTTGATCACTCACCACTTTTTGTACCTCGCTTTGCTGGCTTCTTTAGCTCTGCTAATTGCTCTTCTAACTTTGCCAGTCTCTTGAGGATGTCAGTTAGATACCTTGTGGTATTGTCTACTAACTCATCGAACTTACGTTGATCTATCATTGGGTTATCTCCTTGAGGCCCATTACTGTTAATGCTTCTTATATACCTGATTATAACATGTGTCAAGTACTAGGTCAATTACTTTGTGCTCTTAGCCCCTTTACATTTCCAGCGTTTCCTACTAAGGTTGTTGGGGGTATTGGGGTCATTGGCTTTATCTTTAGGTAATCTTTTCTTAATACCAAGCGAGCGAGCACAGTAGCTATCTCCTTTACTGGTACCGGGCTTGACTCTAGGGCCGCCGCCTTTAGCAGCGCCTGCTTGACCGTAGCTAACTTTTTTACCGCTAGCTGTAATTTTTACCTTAGCCTTGCCTTTAGCTGGCTTTTTAGTAGCCACGCTTAGGAGCCTTTCGCTTTGCTTTTGGTTTAGCTTTTGACTTTACTTTACCCATACAAGTTCCTGCTTTCTTACACTTAGCGGGTGTTTTACATCCTGCACATGTTTTCATCTTTTCTTCCTTTTTTTGGCTGTCTTGGCTGCGTTCTTAAAGTCTTTAGCAGTGGGGGCACCTGCGTCCCCTGCCTTACGCATTTTCTCTCCGCGCTTTCGTTTAGCGTGTATGTTAGCGTATAAGCCTTTACTGGCCACGATTCATTTCCTCCGTAGGATTTTGAGGAGTTTGTGAAGAGCGTTGGTCAGCAGACGTTAGTTGCTTAACTAGCTCAGCTTCGGCCTTAGCCTTAGTCTCTTCCATACGTCGGTCTTGCATACCTTGGAGCTCTTGCTCTTTCAGCAGCAGTTCAGACATCTGCTTCTTACGTTGGAACTCTTTTTCTTCCATGTCTTCAGCATACTTAAAGGTTAGTTCCTCAGGCATTAGCTTAGTCTCAGTCGCATACTTCTGAGCACGTGACTGGCTCTCAGCAGCTTGTGCATTTAGGAGCTGTACTTGCCCTTGCGCAATAGCCAACTGAATCTGCTCTTGCTTTTGCTGTGCTTCCATCGCTGCCCTTTGCTGCTCTGGGTTAGGCTGGCTGGCCGCATCGATAGCGTCCATAATCTCACCACGGTTGGTAATGTTAAGGTGGTCAATAATTGCCTTGACGACAGCTGTGTGTGCAGGGCTGTCAGGTGGTAGCATCTGTAGCATTTGAGTTAGCTGATTCACTTCGTACTCACGAGCCATAGCGCCTAGTGAGCTATAGGGCGTGAAGGTGTAGTCTTTAACTGGGTAGTTCTCTGGATCAAACTGCATGTAGCGGAACGCAGCTTTACGTATGAACGGGATCAAGAAGTTCTCTTGGAAGTTCACGAGCGTACGCTTCTGGCGCTTAATAAGAGCACCCTGCGACATAGACATACCAGCAGCAGTTACGTCATTCTGTACCTGTGCCATTGAGCCGTCAGCTGCACCAGTTGCCTGAGACACCATCTGCTGTAGAGCTGCACCCTGCTGAAAGGTTACAGCGTTAAGCTGGCCGAAGTTGAATGGCATGATAGACTCACCGGGTGCGCCATTGGTGAGGAGCATACGACCGGGACGGATCTCCATCTTGTGACCGCGTGGGATACGTGTAGCGTCCACTGCCATCATTGGGTGGGTCGTTAGGGCTAGCGCGTCAATACGTGCGCGTAGCTCTGCGTCGAGAGCCTTCTGCGACATGTAGCCCTTCTCGCATACGCCACGGCCCCAGAAAGTTGAAGGCACGATGTCCCACTGGAACGCCACTACTGGACGGTCCTGACACATGTAAGGGTTAGGGATAGCCTTCAGCAGCGTCCCTTCGTTAGCGATGACGATAATTGCTTCGACGTAGTGGCCGGGTTCGGTGATGTCTTCCTCGTCCACACCCGACTCAATGAGCAAGTCGCGTGGAACTTTCCCGTAGTACTTGGTGAGGCGTACACGCCCTGTGGGTGTATGGGTAAGTTCAGGGTCCGCTTCGATTGATTCATCAGCTGCTGCTCCTGTTACATGTACGTCATCACGGTATACGCCCGCTTCCTGTAGCTCTTGTACAATGTGCTCACTTACAAACTCATCGATGGCACAGCCCATAGCTTCGTCAATACACGTAGCGTTAGGGTCAATAAGAAAGTTTCTAGGCTGAATAGGGTTGATCTTTACGAGGGGACGGTATGATTCCGTTACGCCAATCTCTTGCATATCGCCATCCATAATGGGACGGCTGCCGGGAGTGTACGTTTTGTGCTCCTCGAGGATAACCTCACCGATGCCTGTACCGTACACAGCAGCGTTTACTAAAACCTCTGCTACAGCAGAACGTACTCGTGCCAGTGCAAAGTCTTCGTGCAGCTTACGCCCTAGATAACGTACGTCTTTACTGTCTTCGTCACCAAGGTTATCTTTTATACCAAACAGCTTACCTCGGCCAAAAGTAGCTTCTTCTACCTCTGCCACGTTAGACTCAACAGCTTGTGCTAGTGCAGGGGCAATTAACTTAGACCGTTCAGACTCACGGCTCTTATCCTCAGAGGACCACTGATTACGGTAGAGACGCATGTATTCTTTGTGCTTCTCTTCATAATTAGCTTCGTAATGCTCTTCCCATTCTTGGCATTTGCCGATAACCCATTCTTCGATGGATTGATCAAAACTTAAGCCTTTGTCTCCAAAGATGTCTTCCATAAAAACTCCGTAGTCTATACGTGATTATAACATAGGACTTGACGTAAAGTCAATAGCCTGCTATAGCGTCACTCATCTATATCATCCAGTTCTTCTTCGGTTAGTTCGCGTTCAGAAAGACCAAGCGAATCAATGTATCGTACGAATTCCTTTAAGCAAGTAAGCTGCTTGTTGATGAAGACTGCTGGTATTGCTCTGACTCCAGTACGCTCTTCTACGTACTCCCATCCTTTCGGGCCAGCGGCTATCAGCTGGAGTCTGTACGGTAGGTCTAAGGCAGTCAGCTTCTTCCGTATGGCTTTGCAGGAGCCACACCAAGGGGCCCCTATCACTTCAATATCCGGAAACTGCATCTACTTAACTCCGTAGTTACGTCCTACATGATATAAGAGTTTGCGTGAGAATTGATCAGCATCTGCTAGATCCTCAGGCGAGTTCTTGAGTATATCAACAAGTTCTTTCATGGAATCCTTAGGATAGTTAACCATGTCAAACCCAGACTCCTCCATGCCTTTTACTAGGCCGGGCGGTAGTTTGTCGTCATTGAAGTCAGCGATTAGCTTCTTGGTGTCTGCTTCCTTGTACAGAGATACAGGAGCTACGTCCAATGCTTTATCTACTGTCTTACCTCCGCCCTTGCTTGCTTTAACCATCTTAGCGACGGCCTTTGCTTTGGGGCCAATGACAGGCAATATCCCTATCGCTGACAGAGCAGCTTCGCTGTAGTCACCTCTGTGCAGGGCTTCGGCTGTTTCTACTGCCGATCTAGCTTCTCCCACTATTGGTGTTAGATCTTTGACCAGCCCTGCCAGTGCCTTTGCGTTCTCCCCTTCAAAGAAAGGCATAGGACTAAATGTTCTAAAAGGAGCGTTATCATTCATGTCAGTATCCTGCTACGAGGTCTTGAGCCTCCCAGTCG